CATAGCGTTTCTTGGTGATAAACAAACCTCGCACTGCCACTATTTCTCGGCCACAGCGAATCACTGATCCCCGCTGTGATGGGCAATTAAATGCTTGACTCATGTATCCAGGAAAACTGTCATTGACCATTTCTGCAACATTATCGTAGACATCGACGGCAATATCTCGATTCCATTGAGTAACACCGTTTTCAACATCATCTTTGACTATGGGCCAAGCACTGAAATAACAAGAATTATGCACTAATACATTGTTGGCAAAAAAATAAGGGTCATTTGATTTTACTCCAATGTCATATACATATTCGTTGTCAAACGGTGGAAGTTCTTCGATTGCAGAAATTATATCTATATTTGGTTTAACCACTTAACACATTCCTTTATTGTGATTTTGTAATCATTTTCAAACTCGCTCCACCATATTACTTTTATTTTAAATCCTCGATCGATTGCTGCCTGCCTTTTTAAATCATCTTTTTTCCAAATTTCTTTAGCCAGTTTATTAGACACAGGATGCAAATATTCTGGAGAATATTTCATTGGATTACAGTGCCAGTAATCTCTATGAAATTCAATGATTTTTTTTCTGTCAGTGCAAGCTACATCATAAAAGTTTGGTGAATTTGTATATGGATTCCATATACAATATTGTTTTGTTTTTGCGGTATACTTAATACATTCGTTGAGCTCTTTTTCTAACATATCAATAAATCTTAACTCGGCTTCTGAACTGGAAGATTTAGGTAACCGGTTAGATAAAATTTCTAATGCGTCTTCTTCGGTTACACTGTATTTTTCAATGATCCAATCTAGTCTAGATGATTTACCTTTTTCCAGATTGTATAATTTCCATTGATCATACCCTATATTTTCTCCATATTTTTCAATATAATACTCCACTGAGTTAGTGTATTTTTGCCGATCACAATAATCATTCCAAATTTGAACACCTTTTTCTACTCCATGCCTTTTAACACATAATTCATAAGTTACAGCTCTTGATTTGTTAAATTTGTTAAATTGATCCAGTGTCCAACCGTGTTTTTCTTGTTTTGACTCGAATGTATTTTTATATCGCTGCTTTTCAACATACGACGTCCATCTTTTTAATCCCTCGATATTACCATATCTGGCACAATATGTTTCTTTAGACCTAGCAGTATTATTGCTCTTCAAAAAATCAAATCGTTTGGGTAAATCTTCTAAATCATGACTTATTAGTGCTAAAAAAATACTATAAGTACCACTGTTGGAAAACAAATCATTAGTGGTATTGTTGATATGATTAAAAAGTTCATTGATTTTACTTAATTCTCCGTCGCAGAGCGATCTTTTTATTGCACGTTTAAACCTGACTGAACTAACAAGCTCATTGAAACTAGTGATTTTTTTAGGCATATTTATTCCTATACTGTGACAATTATTTATCACAACACTGGAATTTAATGGTATTATGCTATAAAATAGTTATAACCTGATCTCCGATTTTAAGATCAGTGGGTTTTCGTTCAACTAAGATGCCATCGGATAACACCATAATTGAATGATCCTCGGTTACATCAACAGTTTTTCCAGACGCGGTGGTTATTCTAAATCTACGTTTAGATACTTTGTGTCTATATACGTAATTGTAATTTTCAAATCCAACAGATTGATCATGGGTAAAATAATGAGCAACTTGCAATTTATCATTTTTAGAATACTCTTTATCACCGTTCTTCCAAAATATATTGCCACTGTTGAATAGATCTTCGATGTTCATATCTACAATCGAATCTTTTCGATTGACTTTTATTGTAGATTCTTTCGCAACCGAATCTGTGTCATTGTAAATTACACTACGGCCCAAATGATTTTTGTCATTGTCCAGTATGGAATTGATTTCTTGGGTCATATGTTGAGTAATCGATCTACCACACAGAGTAGTGCTTTGTCCAATTCTTTTGTCAAAGAAACGACAGCCGGGATTGAGAATTGCACCGTACAGACTATTAAGATTAATTTTCTTTACCATCTGTCGCTTATCCCAATATTCTTCTTGTTGACTGTCAGTGGCTTCTCGAAGTTGAGCCTGCATTTGTTTTCTTTCATTATACCAACGTGCCAACAAACCCGGAACCACCCCTTCGCGTTCGTGAGTAAATATTGTGCCATTGGCACTCAACATCCAAGGTCGAGATCCTTGAAATATGATATTGTAGATTTCGGCAGCAGAATGTTGTGTTTGTTCTCCATTTTGCCAATCAATGGTCAAATTTTGATCAACACGTCTTTCCATAACTGCAGTATATTCCAAACAAGAGAATAATCCTTCCCATGCTTCGGCAAAACTGGAACCTCTGGCAATTTTGCCATCGATATATGATTGAGTCATGTCTGGGCGTAATTGCCCCACAATAGTCTCTGGGCCCATGTTCAACGCTCGAATAGTCGACGGATATAGACTGTTAATATCCACGCTGCCCACATATTCATGCATGCCTTTTTTGGGATAGGCCACATAAGCACCTGCTGCTTGAGTATCTTGAGAATCGCTGTGATCTTGACGATTAGGAACCACCATTCCACGTTCGTGCGCTTCGTTGATTATGGCCTGTTCGGTGACTGCCACAGCGCCCATTGTGGTAGGCAATAGCACTGTGTTTTCGTGTGCTAGTGTATTGGCTAGATCAAGAAATCGTAATTTTTTGTTCAATCGAGCAATCAATGCCACATCTTCTCTATTATAAAGAATAAACTTGCTGAATTCTCGATTATAGAGTTGATCTAATGTGCCCTCGTGGGCCACTTTGCCGCCGACATTTTCATATTCGCCAATGGCATCTAAACTGTAACTGTGCCGTTCTTCGTAGGTATATTTTCGATAGAGTTGCATATAGTCCATATGCACACGACCAATCAAATCAAAGGTGATATTTTCTGCACCAAATCTTTCAAAAGTTCTTTGTTTGGGCAGTTGATCCCAAAGACAAAATCGTCGTGTATCGTCTCGACTCAATACTCGAGTAGTTCTCATGACCATATAAGGAATATCAAAACCTTCACTGTTCCATCCGGTCAGCACATCGGCATCACCAATCAACTCTAGAAAATTGTTGATCAATTCCTTTTCGTCTCGGCACACAAAACAATTGTCGTAGTCTTGTGCAATTTTAGTGGCTTGTTCGTGGTCAAGAGTCTGAGGTGGAATTACCAATGTCACTAATTGATCCAGCCAATCGAGGTAGATACTGACTGCAGTAATGGGATTAAAGGGATCCTCAGGGCGACTATAGCCTTTGGCTGGATCAAAATCTACTTCAATGTCGAAGAATGCAGTATGTAACCGTGGTGCATCGACATTTTTATAATTTTCTTCTAGACAGCGAAATACCGGATTGATGTCCGATTCGTAGATAGTTTGCCCAGAATGAATTTTTAATTCACGTCGAAATTCTTTGGAATTACGTGTTTGGAATCTGCTGACCGGAGTATCAAAAATTGTTCTAAACTTGCCACGAGGATCATCATAATAAAATCTATATTCGGCAGGATATTCTTGATAATATCGTCGACCATCTTGTCGACCCACGACGTGGATGATGTTTCGATTTCGATCATGTAATGCATCGATATATGACACAGATGATTCCTTTTACAGTGTTCGTCCCACAGATTCCAAAATAGTTTCCAAAATTTCGTGATCGTGTTTTTCCTTGCCAAATTCAGCTTTATGAGCTAGACGTATGGCCTTTTTCAAAATATTGGGTTTGATTTCCAATTCTTCTGCCACTGCTTTAATAGTATCACTGAGACCAGCATTGAGAGTTTCAACTTCTTGCATGACCTGCATACCTTCGTTGATCAATCGTTGTAGTTTGGTTTTTTGTTCAGCGGTGAACATTTTGTCTGACATGTTTTTGTCCTTGTAAAAATCACAGTATAGTTTAATTATGGAACAAAAACAACAATGAAATTTATCTTTCTTCTATATAGTCAGCATTAGGCAAATTTTTTCGGTGTCTTGATCGAAAAATATCCACTGCCATGGCAGCATCGTCGATGTTTTTGAATCGACGGTTGATAAATCGATTTTGATATCCCACACGAAAACCCTGTTGTTCGTCACCGTGTATTTCTAATATTTTTCCATCTTCTAACGTCATGGTTTTAATTGGTATGCTGCCCGAATCGGATTGCACATTGGGTCTTGACTCGGGCGGGCTAGTCGGAGGAGGCGATTCGGTGGGATCTTCCTCCACTGGTTCCTGATGGTCTTGAGTTAGACTTTTTTCCACTACATCTTTGGCTTGTTTTACCAATTCATTGTTTTCTTGAGTTTTTTTGCTCAACATGTCTAGATACTGTTTTAGATCAGCTCGAGTTTTTTGAATCATGTCTTCTTCGACATTACGCATGGCTTCCTCCAATGGAGTTTGAGCCACATCTATATCGTCACCTACAAAATGACCTGCAGTGGGATGTTGAGGATCATTTTTATTAGTCAATACTGAAATCTTTTTTGGACGAAATAGTGCCGGAAGTTGATTAACACTTTTTTGTTGAGGGGTTAGTCCTGTTCTAGTAGAAACAGGACTAGTGCGTCCTTCGATGACATTGAAATTTTGTAGTATTTTGGCTATGTCCATGATTTTAGTCTCTTTCGGTTTTGAGATAACTCTGCAACATCCAACGATGCTTGCCCATGGCATCAATTCGCTCAGCTATGAAATTAGCAACTCCTTGTTGGTTTTCATTTTCGGCAGATTCAAAACATCGATTTAACAAATCAATCATGGTTTGACAATCATTGAGTAATTCTTCGATCATCAATCTAGCTCGCGGAATTTTGGTTTGTCCGGTTATCAAGGATAGTTCGGAAAATCTTTCAAAACTGCCCGGAGTATATTCTCCCAAAGTTCTAATATATTCTGCAGTGGGATCAATGGCATCATAGACATCTTGGTAGATATTTCCAAAGAATTCGTGTAGTTGTCCAAAATCCGAACCCTCTACATTCCAATGAAATAATTGTGCCTTGATAACAAAAGCATATTCTGTGGCCAATAACGTTTTAAGATCATCTGTTAACACTGCTATCCCCTTTGCGACCGAAAAATTCTATATTCGGTGTATTAGAATATTTATTCGAGTTTAAAGATTCTCTCGATCTTGTCAAGGGTTTGTTGTGATTCAATGGTGTTGAAATCACTGCAATGCTGCCCGATGTAGTTGATGCACTCGAAGCATTTTCTGATATTTTTTTATTCATTATCTAATCCTCAATATATTTTTTATCAATTGTGCCGACCCATTGGTTTCAACTATGCGTAGATTTTTTATTTTCAAAATGGCTGAATTTTCTGGTATGACTTGATATTTAATTAAATAATCCCCCGGTGGAGCCGAAATTGGTATGGATTCTTCCAGATAAATATCATCCCATATCCAAGTTCTTTCCACAAACAATTCATCATTGATGTAGAGTCTGTATACAGGATCTCCTTCTAATGGATGACAGTAAACATCAACTTCTACTAACACATTGACCAGTTTCATGTCGCTGGCAAAATTTTAAACCCAACATCTACAGAAATCACTAGACAACAACTTTCCATGACAAACTCTAATGCTCTCATTGGATCAACCTTGCAAGTTTTAAAGATAATTCTTTATCTCGGGGAGCGTCGGGCAAATCGTCATCATTTAATAATCTGACGGTTGTAATACCACCGCCAGTTGAGGATAGTTCATTGCGTTCAAAACGCCGTACAAAGTCTTGCATGGGCAATGGCCCATCAAAGTCTATTAATTGATCGCCAATCTTAACAGCAGCATGCTGAGCCACAACCTTACTACCTTTTTGAGAAGGTCCTAGTAATGCCACAATTTCTCCACCATATTTCATTTGTATAGCTTGTGCAACTATAACACACCCACCATCAAATGGACCTGAATCAACAGCTGAAACCAATAAATTATAAAATTTATTTTTATTTTTGCCGGCTATGTTTTCGACTGTAAATTCACGGTATCTCAATTTCTAGTTCCTCGAATGAGATCGTTTCTGACGAAATATTGACCTCGAGTATCGAAAACTTGGAATACTTCGTGGTAGTCATCCTCAGTAACACTTGATGCTATATCTCCCAGTTTGTCAAGACTGACTGGTATATATCCATATTTTTTCGTTATTCGAGGCTCTAATCTACTGTAGAGTTGTGCCAATTTCTGTGTGGATGGAGCGAATGCAAATGCTTCTGGTGTTTCGTACTCTGCAATATATCTATCTATAGCTTCAGTCACTGTGCTCAATATACGGAACATTAGACGAGCATTACTGCGGGCTTGTGGTGTTCCTTGAATACCAGTGGGAGGTTCGTATGTGGTGCTTTTATCGGGTTTGGTGATTCCAAACGAGATATCAATAACTCGGAAGTTCAATCCGGGATCCTTGATCCAATTGACTGTATTCCAAAAAGTTATTGTCAATGTTCGGTTGGTGTTGGGAATCGATGCTTTGAAGTTGACATTATCGGGCACACTGTCAGGATCTTGGTGTAGATCCGGAAAGGGTTCATTCATACCCACATATTCAGTTAAAAATTCTTGTGCTCTCAAGGTTGAAATCCGGTCAATGACTGAAAACGTTGCTCACTCATGGCCACTAATCCGGCCTCTTCAACTAGATCGCCATAATCACCTCTCTCGGGATTGATATAAATTTTACCACTAATGGGTGTTTTAATAGCAGCAATCAATTCGCTACGGGCTTGATTGGGCATGGTATTGAAAGCCACTACCCACTTTCGATTATCATGATATAGCCATTCGCCGCCCAATTTCATTATGGCATTGACAATAATATCTTCATCAAAATATGCAAAGCTGGATGACTCAATGTCAATGACCACATAACCTTTGACAATGACTCCTGGTACAAGACCCTGTGCCATTTTGATCCACAACTGTCGTGCCTCGGGGGTTTGACCTCCTTCGGGATCACGATCACCAAACACAATTTTGCCTAGATCCACTGTCAACAATCTATAAATACCGCCGGCAATGCCCTGTCGTTGATAATCATCATAGACAAACAAGTCGCTGGTTTCCACTGCACCGGGTATGACATTGTCTGCTGAACTCAAATATATTTTACCTGCCATTTTTTTATTTTTGGTATCAACGACAGTCAAAGTCTTGAAATCTCCCAATCGCATGCCGATGCTGCTGGCAGTTGACATGTAGTAGACAAAATCAGTATAGCCAGGAAATGGCCGAGCCCCCCTCGTGGTATCTTGTCCAAAGTTGGAGCCATGTCTTTATCACTACCCCAACTGGGTGATCTTGCAATTTTCTTTAATCTCATGATTTTTTGGCCTTTCCTGATTTCATATTAGCCATCCAATGTGCCATTCGAGCTTTTTCACCTGAACTTGACTTGGCTATTTGTCTTAGTCTACTTATACTGGCTTTAGTAGGCACACCCATACGTTTAGCTAGGCCTTTGCGGCCGGGATTTCGACCGTCGGCAAAGTTTTCTGATATTTTTCTATCCTGGGCAGGTAATCCCACGGTGTTGTATATAATATCAGCAATCTTTAATGCATTAGTTCTTGTTTTAGGTATAGCAGTTCCTGCTTTTCTGCTTCTACCTATCTCGGGTCCTTGTTCAAAATCTATTAGCATAAAGTTCACAGTAGGGTATTCATTTTGTTTACCTATTAGACTATAAAGAATAGCTCCATTACGACCACTGGTTTTATCTTTGGGATAAAATTCTACA